AAAAAACTTAACACTATCAAAGCTTTAATTATATCATTTCGCATAATGTCCGAGATTATGTTACTTGCTTCGTCATTGACAACGTGTACAAATTGACCAATTTTTACACGCTGTCAATGATGTTACAATCGGCAAGTAACACCAGTGCATTTAACATCAATCTATATTATGCGAAATACGTCAAACAAGAGAAAGTATAATAATATCAATTATATAAGCGATACTTTTATCGCTGATATCACTAATAAATTCGTAACTTGTCAATATTGTGGGAGAACCTTAGTTTTCTCACAACTCTATACACATTTGCGTAAATTCCATGACTACGAGAAATCTATAATCATGGATTTTTTGGACGGCTAGGGGAGTCCACGTCTTCTAATGGTGGACTCTAGTCCGGAATTCCGGAATTTTCACCCTAATTATTGTTCGGTTACTTTTAAAATACCGCTTGCACTAAGTTCTACATTATTTATGCATTGTTCAAGGATGATATGTACAAGCTCACTTTCTTTAATTGGCATTAAATTCCTATTAATCAATTGCTTATTAAGTTCAATGCATTTCTTTCTGAGCATTTCTTGCTCTTTATCATTCATTCGTACGGTAATAGCCATTATTTAAACAATCTGTATTCAACTAACATGTATCCGATAATACTTGTATACATGTAATTTGTACTTGCTATTCGTGTGAACATGTATTAAATTTCCTTGAATGTAATATGTATACATGTTTAAAGCAGGGTAATATGCTAGATCATATTTGTATGAATATACCGTTTGAAAGCAGTTTCTACTCAGTAGATGCTGACGGACAGTATTTTTTTATAGATGTAGACCCGCATAGTTTAGAAATCCCCTTAGCTTCAAGATCGGTAAATAAGAATGATGATGGAACTATTTCTGCCTCAGCTTTATTTCATCCGTTTGAATCTGTGCCGACTCACTACACGGGCATGGCTTTAAAAGTATTTTTTGATTCAGCCTATGAACCCTACGTTCAAATTAAAGCTAGCCCAGCTAAGTTGCTACAAGGTCACAATGTCTTCGGATCAGACAACATAGAGCAGGGTGCAATGGAAATGCTGGGCTTTTTAGATATTGCTTATCCGTTGTTGTCTAGAATGCTTGATGTTCCTCGTGCATGGGTTTCACATATTGATGTGACTTACTCAGCACGATTAAAGGATCAATTTACAGCGAACAAAGTTCTTCAATTTTTATCTAATGTTTCCAATGGTCAAACACGTTTAAGTAATAAACGTTATGACTCAACAGTTTATTGGGGTGGTCAGACTTCACGACTCGTTAATCATAAATGTTATTTAAAATATGATGAGTTTCTAGCGCAATTCGAAGAACAAAAGCAACTCGCTAAATTTAATAATAAATCTGCGATGCGAGTCGTTGAAGTCATGTCTGATATTCGTCTTATTAACTGGACTGTTGGTCTAGCTCGTTTCGAATCACGTTTAAAGAAACGTTGGTTAGAACGAAACGGTATACCGACAAACCTATTTGAATTAATCAAGTTTCAACGTCAAAACCCAAACCTTTTACAAACACTTTGGACTAAAGCCACAAGTAGTATTTTTGATGCCTTAAGGGGTCAATCTATGAAATTAACAGATGATACAAGTGTCCTGAAAGCGATTGAAAGTTCTGAAATTGTTATTACAAAATCAGGTAAAGCTTCTCCGACCAAAGTTAGAAATCTATTTGCCATGTTCTGCCTTATACGCGAAAAAGGTATGACAGAAGTTAGAACAACATACGGTAAGACTCAGTTTTATAAACATATTTCTGACCTTATCGCTTGTGGCTTTTCAAAAGCCTATTTGCAAAACCTTCATGATGAGAAGGCATCAAACATCATCCCGTTCATGAAGCTCGTTGAGATCGACTTCAATCAACAACTGCCTGACTGGTACGAAGAACCACAGAGTCAGTTCAATTACAAAATAGCTTAGGAGTATTAAGCATGAGCGCTATTGATCAACCAATTCTAACGATCACAGGTATTCGTAAATCTCAGGGTAATTTTAGTTCTGAGGGCAAGAATATTGACTTCAGTAATACAGTTGTAACTGTATTACAGCCGTATACAGAAGATGAAATTACTCAAGGTGCTATCGGCATGAAATCAACAGAGTACAAAATTAAAGGTGCTCAGTTTTTCCATGATTATC